TGAATCTATCAACATGTACATCATTCCGCTTGTAACTAACAAGGCGGAAACGATAATTGTAAAACCTGATTATTCGCAGATCGAAGCGCTTAAGGAAGACCGTTCACAGAAAGTAAAAGATTATGAGGTAGGCGTAAAGCTGGGCGTATTAACGCGCAACGAAATGCGGCAGGATGTTTACGGGAAAGATGCGCTTGACGATCCTACGATGGATGAACCACTTGAACCAGTGCCGCGCATGTTATCGATCGGTGATGGGCATTACAGTAAAAAAAAAATTTTAGTTTATGGGATTCAGCCTACCAGCTACGAGAACAGGACTAAAATCTGGCATGAAAGAATAAAAAAGATAGAAAAACATTCACCGCGAGTTGAAAAGAAAATGATTAGTTTTTTTAACGAACAGAAAAAAGAGGTTTTGCAGAACGTTGAAGACGCATACGGACAGAAGGCGAAGGGCGACCTCGTAGTCGAAGGCGTTGTATTCGATAAAGAAAAGTGGATTGAAAAATTGCGGGAGTTGGGTCTTGAAATGTTAATCCCGCTCGTTGAAGAGGCCGGGCAAGAAATTATGAATTTAATAGAAGCTGGGGAGCCGTTTGACGTTACGCTGCCGGAAGTACGGGCGGCGTTGGGCAAGCGCGTTCGCGACTTTTCGGAGTTTGTAAACGAAACTACGGATAAAAAAATAAAAAAGGTAATTGGCGAGGTGCTTCAAGAAATGGTTGGACAGCCGCAAGAAGACATTGCCGCGGAGATTAAACGCCGATTAAGTACGCTTTTCGAAGAGATGACCGTAAGCCGGGCGCGGCTGATTGCTAGGACGGAGACGGTAGCGGCATCTAATTTGGGCACGCAATCTGGGATGATTCAAGCAAAGGTGCCGAGAAAGATGTGGATAACAAGCCGCGACGATAAGGTAAGAGATAGTCATCAAATAGACGGCCAGGTGGTTGGCGTAAATGAAGATTTCATTTTAAACGACGGGCGACGCATGGCGTTTCCGATGGATTTCAACGAGCGGTGCGTACACATACCAACGACCGAGCCTAAAACATGATAAACACAGGAGACAAGCATGCCGAGAGGTAGCAAGTTCAAGCTTTGTAAAGCTAATAAGCCTGGGAGCAAAGACGGCGTGATTAATTTCACGTTGACAAGTTTAGACGTTGACCGTGACAGCGAGGTAATCCTGCCGATGGGCGGGAAGGTTGATAACTTCCTGAAGAATCCAGTTTTTTTGTGGGCCCACGACATGAAGATGCCTCCGATCGGCAAGATTATTCCGGAATCACTTCAAATCACCGAGCGCGAGATTACGGCAGACGTTGAGTTTGATCTTAAAGACGAATTTGCGAAAAAGATTTACGAGAAATACGTTGACGGTTTTTTGAACGCCGGGTCAATTCGTTTTATTCCAATTGAAATGGGCGAGCCAATATTAGAAGGGCAGCACGGCCCAACGTTCATCGCGTGGGAGCTGTTAGAATTTAGCGCGGTTCCGGTGCCGGCGAATCAAAACGCATTGGCGAACAGAAAAGAATGGGATGATGGAACGACGTTCGCTGAAAAACTGAAAGGCTTTTTGGATAACGATAATTTTGACCATACGCCGGAGGGCTGGCTTGATTACCTTGAAAAGACGTTCAAAGAGCCGGAACAAAAAGGCGAAGATGATGAGGTTAAGGCCGTCGTTTCCTTTAGCCCTACTGAAAAGGCAGACGAAAAGCATCCGTGGAGCGCATCACAGGCCGATAAGCGGTTGAGAGCGTGGGCCGCAGGCGGCGGAGAATTCGATTTGAAAAAAGCATCGATCCGCAATAAGTATCGCAAGGGCTTTACATACGTTGAAGGCGATGGGACGAAGCTATCCGACTACAAACTGCCGCATCACGATATTGTTGACGGCAAGCTGGCGGTTGTTTGGCGCGGTGTAGCGGCGGCCATGGCTGCGCTTTTAGGCGCACGCGGTGGGGTTAGCATCCCGGACGCAGATCGCAAAGCGGTTTATAATCATCTTGTTAAGCATTACAAACAGTTTGAGAAAAAGCCGCCGGAATTTAAAGCTGTTGACGATTTTGTTGATACGATTGTTAGCGGGGAAGTGCGCAGTAACGATGCGTTCGTTATTATTGAAAACGATGAATCGATCGGGATTAAAAGCATTGTTGACGTTAAAGTTGCAGATGGTTTATTCCTTGCACAATACAATTTAGAACAGTGGGAAGGCGTAGCTAAGGCGATGAGTGATTTAGCCGACGCTGATTACCTTGAACCGGTCGAAAAAGAAAAGATTTACAATTTTTTGTGCGTAAAATACAAACAATTTGGTCAAGAGCCGCCGGAGCTCAAGTTTGAACAAAAGCTCGAATCTCAGGAAGATGAGCTGGACATTGAAGCGCTTTTAAGCGACGAGAAGTTCATCCAGCAATTGACAGAAACAGTTGTACAAAATTTGAAAGGAGACGACGATGTCTGATAATAAAAAGACACCTGAAGAAATCGTCAAAGAGTTAGGCAAGAAAATTGCCGATGAGGTAAAGCGCGCTAAAGAGGAAGGCAAAGAAGATGATGCGCTGTTCAAAGAAAAAATTGAGCGCATGGTGAAAGAACAGCTTGAGGCCGCAGGCGTAAAGGCACAGCAGCAAGCGCGCAAAGGCGAATTTGATGTTGGCGACGAAGACGTCGATGAAGATGTTGAAAAAGACGTGGCTAAAGCGCAAAAGATCGCTATGCAAAAGATGTTGATGAGCGAAAGGCAGTTGAAACGCTATCACAATGACCGCGTTGTTGAAAAGCTGGTTGAATTCCAGGAGCTTAACGACGATGCGTATTTGGTCGGGAAGATGTTAGCGTTTAAATGGGGCATCCCCTATCAGCAGGCAGTCCGCCAGACAAAAATCTTTCGCGCGATCAACGAGCGTCTGAAAAGTGATGAAGAGTTGCGCAAAGCATTGTCAACCGGCCAGTCGAGCTACGGCGCGGAGTGGATTCCGACAGGATTTAGCAGCCAGCTACTGGAAGCGATCCGCCTTGAGCTGAAAGTTGAGCCGATGTTTCCGTCTATCAACATGCCGACGAATCCTTACACGATGCCGATCCAAACCGGCAAAGCGCAGGGCTATTTGATTCCGGAATCAACGCAGGACGACAGCACGCGAATGAAGACCACCAACGCCCAGACCGGGAACTTTACGTTCACCGCTAAAAAGTTCGGTGCGCGTATGATTTGGTCTGAAGAAATGGACGAAGATTCGATCGTAAACGTGCTTGAATTTGCAAAGGCTGAATTGGCGACGGCGATTGCCGAGGCCCGCGAAACCGCAATCTTAAACGGCGATGATTCCGCGACGCATCAAGATGCAAATGTTACGTCAAGCTACGATGCCCGCAAGGCGTTCAAGGGCCTGCGGTATTACGGGTTGAATTGTACTTCCACTTCTAAGCTGTCTTTCTCGAATGCCGCGATTACCACCGCGAAGATGCGTTCGATGCGCAAGTTAGCCGGTAAATACGGTGTAAATCCCAATAACGCGTTTTGGGTAGTTTCGCCAAACGGCTATATCCAGATTCTGAACCTGTCTGAAGTGTTGACCGCCGACAAACTGCCGGAAAAATTCACCATGATGAACGGTGTTTTAGGCGCGATCGACGGTTCGCCAATTGTTGTGTCCGAATTCCTGTTTGACAATCTGAATGCCTCCGGCGTTTACGATGACACTACGACCGACCGAACCAGCCTTCTTTATGTTTACAAACCTGGTTTCTGGGTTGGCAACCGCTTGACGATCACGTTGAAGGTCAAAGAAGACGTTGAAACTGATCAAATCATTCTGATCGGCAAGGTTCGCATGGCGTTTGAAGACCCGTATAATGCGTTGAGCGAACCGATGTCAATCGTCGGTTACAACGTGGCAACATCGTAAAAGAAAGGAGATGAATAGTGAGTAATGTAAGCAATCCCAAAAGCCTGTCCGATCTTGTCGGGCGTTTCGGCTTTCAAGCCCCCGGTAATGAGGTAGATTTACACGACATCTTGCAGCAGTTGCAGGGCATCCGGTTTAGCTATGTTGATGGCGGCGCGCAATCGACTGCGCTTTCATTGAAAACAGCAGGCGGCGTAACCGGTTCGGCTGCTAAGATCACGACAGACGACGTTTTGCTGGGCGTGATTGATTTTAGCGCGAACGCCGCATCTGGCTTGATTGATGTATCTCTGCGCAACGACTGCCGCATTGTCAGTACAGGCAATGTTCAGTTTTCAGCCGGGGCGACAACTAATAGCAAAATTTTAGTAATCTGGTGGGATACCAGCGGTTATGTAAGCAACGCATAGGCTCTCCTCCGCCACAGCCCGGCGCCGTTGAGTTAGCTTAACGGCGCCGGTTTTTAAAAGTTCGGGAAACTTGAAAGAAAAGGTCAAGGAGCTTTGATGAAAATAAGCTTAAGCATGATGCTTAAAAATGAAGGCAAGACGGTTTTTGAAGTTATTGCGCGCGTGTTACCTGTCGTTGACGAGGTGGTTGTTGGTATTGATGAGGCGACAACCGACAATACGAAAACACAGGTAAAAAAAGCCGTGCGTGGCTCCGGCGTAGCGCTGAAAATTATCAATTTTAAATTTAACAATAACTTTTCAGAAATACGTAACAACTTACTTGAGCATTGTACCGGCGACTATGTTTTAATCCTTGATGGCCATGATTTAATGACCGAGCAGTCAGTTGAATTCTTTAAAGTTTTAAAACAAGAGAACAAATTTAACCTCGATATATATGACTTCAATGTAGTTCAGCGGCATCCAAACGGCAAAGAGACGTGGTTTCAACAGCCGCGTTTGTTCAAACCACACATCCGATACGATTTCTCCATCCACAACACCATCATTCAAACCGAGCGCAGGGCGACCGTTCCGCAAATAGTCATTTTTCACGAGCAGCCTGTGCAGCAGTATGAAGCGCGTAAAGAACAGCGTGCCGAAATCAACATCGAT